CGCATTGTTATTTAGGACATTTTATATATTTATTTATTAGAAGAATAATAATAAATAAATAATAAGAAGAAAAAATAAAAAAAATAATTCTACTAAAAAGCCTTTTTATTTGAAAAACTAAATAACTGTTTTATTTTTTTCATAACTCTACTAAAAGGAGGAAACTATGTCTAACATAATACAGCTTCTTGTTCCTGTTAAAAGCAAAAGCAAGGTTGAAACTAAAAGGGTTAAAGTTGTGCCTTGTGAAATCTATTCAAGGGTTGTCGGCTATTTTAGGCCTGTTTCGCTATGGAATGCTGGTAAGCAGCAGGAGTTTAAAGAAAGAAAAACAATCGATCTTAATAAAGTTGCTCAATTTTGTAAACAGGCTTGATTTTTTTTCTTTTTAGTGGTATAATTAATACTAAGAAGGGAGGCATCAAATAAGCCATACCACACCTCTTTCCCCCACCTCCTTTAAAATTTTTTGCCTCCCTTCTCCTATTTTATCCTATCAATAGGAACTACATCCCATTCTACACTATGCAACCTTTTTAATTTTCCTTCTTTAATCCCCTTCAGTAATATTTCATAAATTCTCTCTCCTTCCTTACCCAATTTCTTTCTTAGCCATTCTCTATTTAAAGGCAATGTATGAAACCTTCTTTGTAACCTTTTTAAACATAAATAATCCATTTTAGTCATTTCTTTTAACTCCCTTTCAAATTACCTCTTAATAGCCTCATATTTGCCCTCAGATAAAAGGAAACACTTAAACAAGTATCTCAGGTATTGTTTTATTTCTTCATTTGATTCTGGAGCAAAATAACACCCTATTATTTCGTCCTGAGATAAAAGGAAGAACCTTAACAAAGGTTTTTAATACTTGTTTAGGTTCTTCATGCGATTTTAGAGGCATTTTTGAAACTATTAAGGGTATATTTTAAAAAGGTTCTACCAAAATTTATACTTTTCTGTTTTCCATTCTTCTAATAATTTCCCATACTTATAAATCTTTTTTGAATAAAGATAGTTTATATCGCAATCGGTTCTGTATTGTTTGCATTTGCCTTTAACACGCCAAACACATATATTCTTTTTATGTTTCAAACATTCTTGATATCCTTGTTCCCAAGAACAGCATCCTTTAGTTTCTTTTAAAACCTTCCAACAAGACCTGTTATAGCATTGATAAATTATAAAAAGCTTTCCACACTTATTAATCTTGTGATATTTGTGAAGAATATAAGCTTGAGCTAAGAAATAATCAAAGCTATCTTTTTCTTTCCAATTGGGAAACATTTTAGAAAGTTCTTCGTCCCACCATCTCGGGGTTATCTGAGCATAACCTAAGCTACCCCAACCATCTAAAGAAGTTCTCCATCTACAACCTGACTCTACCTTTAGCTGAGCAACTGAATACCAATAAGGATAATCTATACCAAAGAACCACTCATGAGCTTTTCTTACTTTATCTGAAAACTTCTTACAATCTTCAATTCCTGCTATACTAAGACATGGCAAAAATAAGAGCAGAACCAATAAGCAAAATGAAATAATAAGATTTTTTATCTTCATTTGTCCACTCAATTTTCCCAAGCCTTATTCTCCTAAAAAGATAAGATAAGAAATACCACCAAACCACCAAAAAAGTCTTTTTTATTATCACTTGGCAAGGAGCTGTAAAATCAAAAACCCAACCCGTCAAAAACAAAACCAAACAAACTATAATTAAAACTATTGCTAAAAACCATTCCTTAAAATATTTCTTCATCATTCTTTCCCTTTACTTTTTCTTTTAAATAATCAACCTTTCCTTCTACAATCTCAAGCTTTTCCAAAACTTCCTTTTTAACCTTCTTAGCATAAATCACTCCTAAACCAAACCCAACAAGAAAAGCTACTGCACAAACTAAAACTATAATTAAAAATTCTTGCATTTTTAACACCTCCTTTTTTTATTATTCACAAGCTTTTATTGCTTCTCTTAAAAGCTCTATTTCTTTTTCAAGCTTAAGATAATTGTTTAAAATAATTTGCAATTTCTCTGGATAAGTTGCATTATCAGGAATAGGCTCTAAATCAGCTTTAGGAACCTCAGGAATTTTACACTTAATATAAACAGGCTTTTCTATATATTTAATTTCAGGTTTCATTAAACCACAAGCACTTAATAACAATAAAGAAAACAAAAATATTATTTTCTTCATTTTTCTTTTTCTTTCTCTTTCTGAATTTTTATAAACTCATCAATCATAATAGCCATCTTCTGACAATCTTCAGCAGGAACATAAATTTTCTTAGTTATCACTTTAGGAATTTTTATAACTTTAGGTTTTTTATTTATTAACTTAAGTAATTTATTTACTTTGGCTTGGTATTTTTGCTGCTGAACTTGCAGTTCTTTTACTAAATCCGCATTTACTTTTTTACAATCTGCCAGTTGCTTTTCTAAATAAAAAACTTGCTTTTCTAATTTATCGCTTTTTTGCTTTAAATAATAAAAATAGCTTCCAAATGCTCCTATCAACAAAACAATCAAACCATAAAAAAGCCACTTATAAATTCCTCTATAGATTAAGAACTGCCACATTGTTACTCCAAGGCAAAGCTAAATAATCAATTTTTATATCTTTGCCTAAAATTGCTTTTAAAATATTCAAAACTTCTTTTTCATTAAAATTTCTACAAGAAGACATCTCATATCTCATATATTCTTTCTCTGGCCAAGTATGAATATAAACATGGCTCTCTATTAAAACCATACCAGCAGATAATCCATATTCGCCTTTAAATCCATTTCCACCAGGAATAGGAAAATGAGCAATCTGTAATGTATGCAGAACTGGTGTCATATTAGCAGCCTCAATTGTTCTTATCAAAAGCAACTTCATAATTTCATCTGAAGATAAAAGCTCAGGAGGAACCTCATATACATTCACCAATAGCACTTTCCCCTCCATTCATAGGTTCCTCCTTTTTTATTATTTTTTCTTCTTTCTACCTCTTTTTCTCTTTACTGTTTTTACTTTAGCTACTTTAGCCAACCTTTGCCCTTTTTTAGTTTTTAAACTTCTTAACAGGCTAATAGCTTTTGTTCTTCCTCCTCTTGGTCCTTTCTTAGCAGTTATGCAAACTAAAACTTTCCTTCCTGGTTTATTTGGCACAGGAACAACTCTATAAGCAATACACCCTCTTTTGCTACCTAATTTCTCTCTTACATATTTGCCAGTCTTATACTTATAGATTGCTCCTTTTTTAAGAGGCATTTTACTTCTCCTTCTTCTTTCTTCTTGCCCTTGAAATTTTCATTCTTCTTTGCAAATCTTTCCCCCATCGAGTAAGTTTTTGAGTTCTCGGCCTTAATAACCCAACAGCTTGTAATGTTATGGTTGCAACTCTAAAAGCTTCCTTTTCATCAAGTTTTCTATGTTTTTCTAATGCCCCGACAGCTTTCATAAGGAGGTAGGGCTTATCAACATCTCTCTTTTTAGCCATACCTCCTCCCTCCTTTAATTATTTTTTCTTTTTCTTTTTCCTTCCCTTAGCAATCTTTCTTGCATTTTGAGCAAAAACAGCCTCTCTTAAAAGCTCAGTATTTCCTGTTTCTCTGGCTTCTCTTTTAGCCTCATTAATACACTCCTGAGTTACTCCTTTATACCCTTTCCTTATACAATACCTTGTAAACTTCCCTACTGTTCCCTTTCTTTCCATCCTCTCTTTTGCTTCCTGTAACCAATACCTGTCCTCTTTTTTGGTTGCTTTTTTCTTTTTTCTTGCCATGGCGCACCTCCTTACTACATTATTTGTCTTGCAAAAGCTTGTATTTCTTTTCTTATTCCTTTTTCTGCTCTCTTATTCAATTCAGCCCACCTTACCACTTCTTCAGGTGTAATATGCATTAAGTTCCAATATCTATAATAAATCATATCTCCCTTTTTACCAGCCTCCACAGCCTTTTCTTTGACCTTCTCATTATATTCTATTAATGCTCTTAAAGCAGCTTTTTTCTCTTCTGCTGTTTCTGCCTTGCTTAAAGCAGTTCCAAGCTTTCTCAAAATTTCGTTTCTTCTTCTTTGAATTTCTCTTTCTAAAGCTCTCATATCAAAAACTTTCTGAACACGCATTGGTTTGAATCCTAAAGCCATCATAAAAGCTTCTTTACCTGTTAAGCTCACAGGTCTTCCTTCTTCATCTAAAACAACCTCTCCAAATGTAGTTCTTAATCCAGCTCTACCTTTTATTCCTCTATACACATCTCTTATAGCAAGTGGCATGAGTTCCATTATAGCCCCCTCTTTATCTCCTCTTTTCCAAAGACTAATTGACCTTTTAATCTGTCTTAAAAGATTTTGAATTACACCTCCATAAACTCGCATTGGGTCTTCGCTAAATCCAACCCCTACACTTATTGAAATTGAAGGGGAAATATAGCCTGCTGGTCCATATTTAAGCTCAGGATGTTTGCTTAAATCTATCTCTAATTCTCTACCTGTAAATTTTCTATAAAGAGGTTTAACTACATGTTCTTCAACCAATTCTCCACCAGGTAAAGCAACTACTCCACCCAACACCATTGGAGAACCTAACAACCAACCTAAAGCCTTCCAATCCTTTTTCCTTGCAAGATTAAATGCATACCTGAAATAATGAAAAGTAAAGGTTTGTAATGCAGTTAATAATCTTCCCCAAGATTTTCTTTCTATTGGTGCTCTGTTATATCTACTTGCCCAGAAATGTCCTTCCAACATTACTTCTAAAGCCTTTTTATAAGCTTCATCAAAAGGCATTTTCTTTATCTTGCGAAAATAATCAAAAGCTCCCATAAAATGAACTGCTCTATTAACAAAAGTTTCCACATATCTAAAAGGAAGCATTGCAGTATCTACAATAGTATTCATTCCTCTCCACTGATTCATCATTTCGTCAACAATATTTGCATCAAGCCAGCCTTCTTGAATTGCCTTTCTCAAAGCCTTTCTATCCTCTAAATCCAAACCTCTTTTCCCAAATACTTTTTTAAGCCCAACAAGTAATTGTTTGGCAGGAATTTTATGATGAATATAAGCAGCTAAACCAGATGTTAAGTTCTGAGTAGCATTAATAAGAGCAGATTTTACTCTACCTCCTAAAAACCAAAGAACAATCAATCTATTAAGCTGTCTAACCTCTCTTGGTTCAGGTGTTCCAAATGCATAACTTAAATAATCGCTTAATTCTCTAATAAGCCCTTCAGGTTTATATCCTTTTCTATGAACAAGCTTATAAAATGCCTTATAAGCATGTTCCATTGCTTGTTTTTTAGCTTTAGACAATCCATATCCATATAAATAGCCTCTTAATCTCTTTTCAGCATCTTCAAGCTTTAAGCTAAATCCAGGAATATTCTTTCTTCTAATTAAATGGGCACTCCATCCTAAGCTCTTTAAGAAATTATCTATATCTTCTGCTAAATTCATATAGAAATTAGCAACATCTTCTTTAGGAAGCTTCTTAGCTCTTTCAGCTGAAGTATGTAAAAATGCTATAATCTTAGAAAATGGAATTTCTGCTCCTGCTTCAACTGGAATTCTGCTTATTTCTTCAGCAACTACTTTAACATTTTTAGGAATTGATTTGACATCAAAAGGAACTTCTAACTCTTTAAACCACTTCTCAACTGTAGAATAATCACCTTTTTCAAAAGCTTCAGCAATTCTTTTTGCTTCTGCACTTGTTTCAACATCATGAGCAAAAATAACTTCACCAGTCTTAGGATCAATAAGCTTAACCATAAATCCGCCAGTTCTTCTCTGAGGCATGTAGTAAGGAACTGGATACATTTCAGCATACCTTACAAGATGACGATAAAAAGCAGCATGCTTAGTTTTTAATTCATCAGGAACAACTTTAGGATTTGCCTTCTCTAATGCTTTAGTCAAAATTTCCTTTTCTTCATTTGACATTGGTTTAGCATCTATATATTTCTTTAAAGCCTCTTTATAGCTATCTTTAATATCCTTCCAAACTATTTCTAAAAACCTTCTCACTCTTCTATAAACACTCTTTTCTTCAGAAGACAAATTTTTGACATTAGGATCAGGTTTGCCTGTTAAAGATTCTCTATAAAGAATTCTGAAAACCTTTTCTTTGCTCTCTTTAGAAAGTTTATTAAGAGGTTTCATAATTGTTTCATCAACAGCATAAGCCCATCTATTGGCCTGAGGCTCCCTTATCCACTTCATCGCATATTCAATCTCTTTAACCTCAGGATAATAATCTCCATATCTTCTAACAATATCCTCCAAATTATATAATTTTGCTGTCCAAGTCTTAATTCCTTTTATATCTTTTCCTCTTATTTCCTTTCCATAGCCTAAAATATCAGCAAGCCTATATAGTTCTTTCTTAGCTGCTTTTTCTCTTGTGACTTTAGCAAGCTGATTTAGTGTTTTAAATCCCTTTTTAAGAACTTCATCTAAAGGCAAGCCAGCATAAAGCTTAACTTCAGATAAAGCAGACTTATATTTTTCAGCTAAATCTGGATAATCTTTTAATACATTTTCAGGAACAGGTTTGTTTTCCTTAAGAGCTTGTTCTACTATACCTTTATGAAACTCTTTGGCTGATTCTATTTCTTTCGGAGTAGGAATAGGAGATTTTCCTATTACTCCTAAATCAGCAAAAGTAATTTTTTTACCAGCATCTTTAAAACGAAATCCTAAATAATCTTTTAAAGGAACTTTCCAGAGTTCTCCATGATAAAACATTCTATCTATTTCTTTAGCTCTTTTTTCACTAATTTTAGGAAAGCCAAAAACCTTTTCCCATTCTTTTTTAGTCATTTCCCAAGGTTCTTTTTCTTGTAAAGATTTTTCTTTTATTTCAGCTTTTAATTCTGTTTCTGGCTTTATTTCTGGTTTAATTTCTGGTTTTGCTTCAACTATTTCTTCAGCTTCTTTAACTCCTTTAGTAATCTCCTCTAAATCAGGAGCTAATCCTTTCTCGACTTTTAAAACTTTCTTAGGCTTTTCTTCTAAAATTTCAGGTTTTTCAACAAGCTTTGCTTCTTTAGCAACCTCTGGTTCTTTAATTTCTGGCTTTAATACTTCCTCAATTTTTTCAACTTCTTCTTCTAATTTAGGTTTAGCTGGTCTTTTAGCAGCTTTTAATAAAGCTTTTGTTCCTCTTTCTGCTGCTACACCAACTCCAACTCCTACTAAAGGCGCCAAAACGCTTGCAAGAACAGGATGTTTTTCTTCTAAAGGTTCAGCTACAGCTGTTGTTCCTGCCTCAGCAAGCAAACTGCTACCAGCAGCACCAGCAGTTCTTCCTGTCTCTTTTAAAGCTGCTTTAGCCCCTGCTCTAATAGCCTGACGGGCTATATCTTTTATTCCAAATCCTACAGGAGCAGATAAAGCAAAAACAGGATCAAACCAAGGCCACTTCTCTAATTCTTCCAATTGTTCAGGAGAATAAATTGTAGACATTATTTTTCTTTTCTTCTCTACAGGAAATTTATTCCAATCCTTTACATTAATAGCCAAAACCTGAGCAAAAACATCAGGTTTCTTAGCAAGAGCTTCTGTTAATTTAATTTGTTTCTCTTTAGATAAATTTTTAAAATCAGGTAGAACAAAGGGTAAAATTTTAAAAAGCTGTGTTTTAGCCCAACTTAATCTTGCTTCTTTATCACTTGGCATTCCTTACTTCCCAAATAAAATCTGATATAAAGTCTCTCCAGTTATCTTTGCTTCCTCAGAAATAGCAGTTGTTTTTTTAGTTTTTCCAGTTTTTCTTCCTAAAAGCTCTTTAAGCCTGTTATAATAATCCCTTACTAACTCCCATCTCTCTTCTTCAGACTCAGCAGTTATCCATCTTGTATCTTTCTGAGCAAGCTGAATTGCTCTATCTAATATTCTTCTTTCTTCTGCTGGGCTTAAACCTGTTTCTCCTTTTTCTTTTTCTGAACGATAAATAACAACTTTAGGTGGAGTAGGTTTACCAAGAAGCTCAGTTTCCTTCTTAGTTTTAGCAGCAGTAGCTTTGGCTTTTTCAACTTGAGCAAGATTTAAAGCACTTCTTGCTAAACTTTCTAAAATTTGAGCTTTAGATTTTTCTAAATTAGTCAAAGTTTTTGAAGCATTTAAAAAGGCTTCCTGTATTTCTCTTGTTGTTTTAGGCTCTAAACCAAGTTCTAAAGCTCTTAAAGTTGCTTCATGAGAAAACCCTATCCAATCAAAACTACCATCCTCTTTACAATACTTAGGATAAATACTTCTAAGATGATCCGCATAACTTTTTAAAACACTTCTTTTCTGCTCATCTTTAGCTTGATCAGCAAGAAATTCAAGATTAGTTATAATCAATTTAGTAGCTAATTTATTTTTAAAATCCTGCCACATTTTTTCTCTTTCCAAATATCCTTGCAAATAATCCTGTCCTATTAATAATCCACCCTTTGTTAATCCTGCTGCAAATCTTTCATCTGCTCCCAATGCCTTTGCTAAAGCACCTCCTAAAGCTGAACCTATCATTGCCAATGCTGCTTGCTTATAAACTCTTTGCCTTTCTTCTTCACTTATAGGCTGAAACCAATCTTTTAAAACAGATAAATCAAAAAGCCCAACATTAGGTTGAGCTCCTTGACTTAATGCATTTGTCACAGCACTTGCTAAAGCTCTGTCTTTCTCTTCTTTTATTCTTCTGCCTAAATCTGTATTGCTTAATATTTCTAAAAGTCCAGTTGGCATTGTTACCCTCCTACACTTACTTTTAAGTGTTTTATCCAACACAATGAATAAACATAAGCATCATAAGCATCTTCCTCAGCATTTCCCTTTTTAAGAGCTTCCCTTAAATCCTTGCTCCAGCTTGTAGCAGATAAGAACATTTGTCTATCAAATGCCTTTGTTTCTATATTATTTAATCTTTCCCATTTAGGCTCTATTTTATCTACATTTGTTGCAAACCAAAATCCTTGTATCCCAGATAACATTTCTACTTTTAAAGGCACAACCCATTTGAATAATTTTCTTAACTTTGCTCCAATCACTGTCATAACAGGTAGCATCAATGCTCCACCAGATTGAACCACCAAAACACCATGAGGTTTTAAAATCCTTTTTATTTCTTCATAATGTTCTAAAGAAAAAAGTTTGCTTAAACTTGGGCTTGTAGGGTCAGGATAATCAGCAAAAACTATATCGAATTTATGCTTTCTACATTCCCTAACCCAATAATAAGCGTCTTTGTTATAGATTTTTACTTTTTCATCATTAAAAGCATAACAGTTAAGGGCAGATACAAGAGGATGTTTTTTAGCAAGATCTGTTACATCTGGATCTATATCAACTACAATCACTTTCTCAGCAAATTTAAGAGCTTCTCTACAAGCTAAACCATCTCCACCTCCTAAAATTAGCACTTTCTTAGGTTCTTTCCCTGCTACAACATAAGCAGAATATATAGCCAACTCATGATATCTATGTTCATCAGCAGAATGAAATTGAGTACAAAGATTTAAATCAAGCCTTAAATGTCTTGTCTCAGGATCATGAAAAAGCTCTATCAAATTGTATTGAGATTTAAGGTAAACTATTCTTTGCCACATTTAATCTATCTCCTCCTTAAAAAACCAAAGCTCCTAAAGCACTTGAAAAAGGAGAACCAAATTGTGCAGCCAATTTTCCAGCCATGCTACCTGCAGCAGCTTCAGCAGCAGCATTACCACCTAAACCCAATAATCCAGCCAAACCAGATCCTAACCAAGATAATCCACCACCAGGTCCTAACCAATAACCAAGCCCTAATCCTAAAGCAGAACCAGCTATTTGACTAAATGGACTTGGTCCCTCTACTTCTCTTACAGTTGTAGGAATTCCCATTCTTCCACTATATAAAGTACTCCAAAGATTAAATAGGTTTTTATATCTCTGCTCACCAGAATATCTCAAAGCCTCTTCTCTTGCTGCTGCTCTTGCCAATTCATCAGCTAAAGCCCTTCTTCTTGCTTCTTCTTCTAATTCTGCCCTTCTTAATTTATCTTCTAAGGAAACTCTATAAGCTCTTTCATACTCCAAAGCTCTCCGCCACTGATCCATTTTAGATGCACTTATTGCCTTTTCTTTTTCTAAAGCTCTCCTAAATTCATCTTCCATGGATCTTATTATTGCTCTTTCTCTTTCTAAAGACCTTCTATATTCATCCTCTAAAGCTTGCCTTCTTGCTGCTTCTAAAGCCTGTAATCCAGCCCATCTTAATTCTCTTCCTCTTTCAGCAAGCCTTGCTCCCAATTCTTTCATTGCCTCTTGAGCAATTGTAGAATTAATCACTCCTCTTGTAGCAAGCTGATTAAGATATCTTCCCCATTCTTCTTGATAAGGAAGCATTGATAAATAGGGTCTACTCATTTCGCTTACAAATTGCGGAGATGGTTCATAATGTTTAGCTAAAACATCTAAAAGTTCCTTGCTTGGCTCATAATGCTTAGACATCACTCTTAAAAATTCTTCGCTTGGCTGATAATATTCTCCTACTAAAGAAGCAAAAGAAGGAGTTGGTGTATATGGTGTAGCTAATGCTTCTAAATATTTTTCACTTGGTTCATAATGTTTAGCTAAAACATCTAAAAATTCTTCACTGGGTCTATAATATTCTGTATGAGCTATATTAAAAAGGTCAGATAATAATTGTGTTTCTTGCGGTGTAGGAGGAGGAATTGTTCTTGTTTGAGTAACTTTAGTTTCAGTGCTTCCTCCACCAAAAATGCTACCCATTTTTATTCCTCCTTAAAAGGTAATTCTAATGTAGTAGCAATTTTTTTAGTCCCTGCTAATCTTCTCCAAGCTTCAGGATTTCTTTCTGTAGAAAAATACATTGCAGATGCTCCTATTTTCTTAGCCAAAAAACTTAGCTCTTTATGCATTTTTTCACGCTTATCAGTTGCTTCCTGCAAAAGAATTAAAGCTCCATAATGTTCGTCCAAATACATTACACAAAATCCATGAACCTTTTTTTCTTTTTCATCAATTAATACAAAAAACCTATAAGAACTATTAGGAATAAAACAAGCTGCCAACCTATTTAATTCTGCTTCATCTAAAGAATGTTTAATTTTTGCTAAATATTTTTTCCAAAAAGGCAAAATTTTTTTAATCATTTCTGGATTTTGTGTTTGTATTAATTGCATCGCTAATGTGGTTTAACATCAGTATAAACAGTAAAGCTTTGCTCTGTAGCAGTAAAGCTTACTCCTGCTACACTCCAGCTCTGGCTTGTTGCAGAGTAAGAAGCTTCACTTAAAGTAAGAGAAGTCTTTCTTAAAGAATAATCAGCATCATATTTTGCAAAAACATTATCATTAAGAGTATAAGCGATTGTTCCGTCATATTCTTCAAAATCAGCCAATTTTGCTATAAAAGCACGAGAATAATCACTAAAAGTGCAATAACCACAAACATAAATATCTCCATTGCTATTACTGCAAATTCCTGTCAAGTGAATATCTACATCTCCTCTGTTTATTCCACATTGTTTCAAAACACCTAAAAGAAATCTATCTGTCTTAAGCACATATCCATTACCTTCTACCATTGATGCCATACAAACATTGCCATCTGGTAAAGAGCATAAACCAAAGAAAGAATCTGGTTCTTTATCTATTGCTTGTTGTCTAACAGCATTAAGATCATTATCAAACTTTGTTATTCTCAAACTACAATCACTTGACGAAGCATAATAACGGTTAATAATCAAAACATTATTATCACTATCTATTGCAATACCGTAAGCTGTATAATAATCGCCCAAATAAACCTGTTTCTGAACTGTTAAGCTATTATCAAGCTTTATTACATATCCTTTGCTACCACAAGCAAAAACATTACCATTTGAATCAATAGCAATATCATATAAATAATCATCCCCACCACTATCCAAAGTAATTTGATTAATAATATTCAAATCACTATCAAGCTTCGCAATATAAAAATCATCATTGGTCCCATTATAAGCAGAACCACAGACAAAAATATTCCCATTAGAATCAATTGCTATATCTTGTAAAATATCATTATCACCGCTATCTATTGTTGCCTGTGAAACAACATTTAAATCATTATCAAATTTCGCAATATAAAAATCATTATTCGTCCCATTATTACTGTAACCACAAACATAAACATTATTACTGGAATCAACAGCTATTCCCATTGCCCTGTCAACTCCACTTCCACCATCTATAGTAATCTGTTTAAGAACCTTCAAATTTTTATCAAATTTGGCAAGATAAATATCATAATCACTCCCATTATACCAATAACCACAAACAAAAACATTCCCATTAGAATCTACTGCCACATCTTTCAAAACAAGATCATCTCCTCCATCTATAAGCCCTAAAACAGATAAATCAGCATATACAGTTACAAAATCTGCCTTAGTTGTTGTTATTGAAGCATTTTTCACATGATAAGTAAAAACAACAGGAGTATCGCTTACATAATCAGGTAAAGTAACTGTAAAGCTATTGCTATCGCTCCAATCAGAAGGATCTATTGTTACATTTGAATCACTACAAGTTATTTTATACTGTAAACTACCACCTTCAGGATCAGAAGCATCAATAGTAAAAGTATAAGATTCTCCACCTACCAAAACCTCTTCTCTATCCACTGAATTAATCTCAGGTGGAAGGCTATCAGTAACATCTACAGTAAAGCTTGCCCATGAACTTACATTACCAATATTATCAACTGCTCTGCATTTAAAAGTCAGTGTTTCTCCTACATGAGTTGAATCAGGCATAGTATAATCAATGCTATCTCCTGTAGTAGTAGAACCATCTGGTAATTGCCACTCAAAATGATCGACAACTGCTTTATTATCTTTGTAAGCTGTTAAAGACCCAGTAGCTGAAAGAGTAATGGTAGTATTATACTTACCACCATAAGGACCATAAATAGTTGGCATAGTAACAGTTCCGCCCACACTGCTAAGTATTTCTGCCAAAAAATCAACCCATTTTTCACCATCATAAAGTTTAAATTTGTAAGTTCCCTCTGAAGTATCAAGCCATAAATGATATGTTATAGGATCAGTAGGAGGAACATCTCCTGCATCCAGCTTTCTTACACGGTTAAGTAAATTGTAAATTCTATCAAGCTCATTTATATGCTTTTCTATTGCTTGCGAAGTTGTATCTCCTGTAGGACTAAAATCTACAGGATATTGCTTTGTCCATTCACCCATCTTTTACACCTCCACTACTTCTAAAATTAATCCTAAAAGCTTCATGCTTCCAGATTGCACCATTAGCTCAGGCTGTAAATATGGTATTCTATGATTGCATTTGAATTGCACTAAGCTACTTTCCTGCTGAACTACAGGATCATCATCATAATAAGCTATATCATCATCATAATAAGCAATATCACCACTTGGTATTAAATCTAAACTTTTATTTAACTTATTTATTTTCAAATTCATAGTTCCTAAACTAATCCCTTGATAAAACATTTTGCCTTTCTTTAACAAAAATTGTCTACTTGGATGTATTCTTTTTGTTATCAATCTTGCTTGTATATCCTCTCCATCATCGTCAGTTAAAGTGCTATCCATTCTGTATAATCCATCTTCTAAAGCTAAATAAACAGTATTTTCAATCCAAGTAACAGCACAACACTTTTTAGGAAATTTAAATGCTGTCCATGCTCCATTGTAATAATGAAAAACATAAACAAATTCACTATTTTTTATTCTTACCCAAACCTGCCCTTTAGGCTTAACATGCCAAATTCTCACAGTATTAGGGTTAAATTCTTTTAACCATTTATTAACTTTTTCTCCTATATCCCTTACCTTTATATCTCCATACTCAAAAACAGTATTAAGACTTCTCACTCCACTTCTATCCATAAAAATAATTAAATTCCCTACTTCTACCGCAGCTAATCTTGATAAAAGTCCACTATCTTCTGAAACCTGATAAACAGCCCAATTAGGATAAACCCCAATTACTCGATAAATCCTTCTGTTATCTTTAAAAACAATTATATCTTTGCTTAACATCTTAACCGCAATAATATTTCCACCATCTTTATATCCAACCTCAAGCTTGATTGCATCGCTATCAGTCCCTTCAAAATTCCAATTCGTCTCATCTCCTATTCCAGACCAATATAAATAATCATCCCCTTGCTTGCTGACTATAACCCGTCCATACTGCACATTCACATAATCGCAAATAGGAGAAGTATAAATTGTAGTTAAAGTTGTTCCATCTGTAAACTGTAAATTTCCACCAGAAGCAATCAGAACCTTATTCCCCCATTCAGCAAAAATAGGAATTTTATCTCCTGATAAATCACCAAGCTCTGTAAACGTCCCATCAAAATTGTATTTATAAAGTTTTGTTCCAGAAGAAACCAATAAAAAATCTAAATTTTTTGCATAAAAAAGCTGATCTATATTGCTACCTAAATCTGCAAGCTTTTTTGTTCCATCCCGAGTTTTTAAAACACCGCTTGAAAAATCATATTCCCAATTAAGAAGAACTACACATTCATTTTCGGCAAGGGCCTCGGGTGGCAAAGTATGATTAAGCCCACCTGAAAAATCAGTAAAATGCACTATCCTTGTTCCGCTGTGCTTTGTTCCAAGTCTCATTTTAAATACCCTTTAACGCCTTCATATTTGCCCTATAATAAACAGAAGACATCAAACAAATATCAAAACCTTTATTAAAGGCTTTCTTTTTATTACAGAGCAAAATAACACGCATTTTTATATTAAACTTTAAAAGGTAATTCTCTTTCGTAATAAGTTTGAGTTACTGAATTGGCAATTTCATAAATCTGAGCACCAAAAGCTTTCAATAGCTCCTGTTCCACATTTAAAGAAAACTCATTTCTGTTCAAAGCCAGAAAAATCACCATTTCTTTTAACAAATTAACCATATAAACAGGCACAGGAAGTTCATCATCTAAAGAAGAAATAAATGAAAAAAGAGTATAATAAAATAAATCCAAACTTGTATTATTTGAATAAATCTTATCACCAATTATCTTATAGCCATATTGATCAGCTGGTTTAATAGCAGGATAGCTTTTTAATAAGTTGCCTTGGCTATCCAGAACTCCTTCTTCCCTTACAAAATCACTTGGTAAATCAGCTACTCCATCAGTTAGACTCAAAGTAGTATATTTTAGCAAAATAGGGGAAGAAAGCCTTATTAGCTCATTTGAAATAAATCTTAAAGCATCATTAACATAACTTATAAGCTCATTATCAGAATATTCTGCTTTATCGGTATCATTAATTTGATAACGAACTTGGTTTAAAAACTCTTCTACTGTCATTTTTACCTACCTTTTTTTAAATTTCTCCTTCAGAGCATCTAAATTCAGGATGTTTTTTCAATATTTTTTTAATTGCTTTAGGATTTCTCATAATTTCTTCTTGCTGCTCTTTAGGCAAGCTTAAAAGAAAATCCAAAGGAATAGAACCAATTTTTCGCCAAGTTCGCTTCTTAGAAAACCCTTTGCCGATCAACTTTCTTTCCTCATAATTCTTTCTTAAAAACGGTGTTATATCAGAAACAACTTGCAAAATAAATTTGTCTTTTTCAATTTTTAAAATTTCTTTTCTCATTTATAAACTCTTAAACTAACTTAAGCTCTCAAGAAGCTCAGAAAGCTTCTTAGCATTTTCTTTTCTTAAACGGTTTCTTTCAGCAATTTCTTTATTTTTCTCCAAAATTGAACGAATTGTTTCTTCGTCTGCATCTTCTGGAATTTCAAGCGGTTCTTCAAGTGGCTCTGTTGTGAAAAAAATACTATTAGCATTTATTTTTCCAGCATCTGCAAGTTTTTTAAATTCATTTAATTGTTCATCTGTTAACATTTTGCACCTCCTTCTTCTTTTTCATTAAACTTGTATATTAGAACCTTGTTCAGTTCCAGTTGCAGGAGTAACATTAAGCAATCCACCTACAAGAACGCAATTATAAATTGGAGCATCTGTTAAGGAAGAATCAGCAGTAACAGAATATTCATTTGTAGGATCAAGAGTTTCTATTGTTGCATTTGTAATTAACCAATTCTTTGCTGAAATACTTTTTCCAAGAATTCTAACACCTTCGCTTGCACCATTACCTATAAATGTTCCACCTTCAATTCTTGCATAACCATAAGTATTCAAATATAAACCATAGCAATCTGCATAATTTGTTATAACAGAATAATAAATTTTAATTGCATCTGATGAAGAAACACTAATAGGATTACCACCTGAATCAACAACTGTAGCATATAAGTATTCACCTGCTGCTCTTTCAACTCTATTAAAATCAAAAAATTTCCAACCAATAGAATCAACAGGAATTCCAGATGCTATTTCATCACCACCTTCAGTTGTTCCAAGCTTTAAAGTTGCACCTGATTCTTGAGCTGTATTAACATAAACAGCAATTGAAAGAAGCATATAAGGTTTATCAGAATAAGGCTGAAAACTTTCTGAAAAATTTGTATCATGTGAACTTATTACCCCCCCAATACTTTTACAACCTGTAATAGTAGGTGATGCAGAACCCCCAATCACTATACCATAGCAGTAACTTTCACCACTACCACCTTGAATTTCACAACCTGTAATAGTAGGTGATGCAGAATATCCAATCCATATACCATGGCAGGAATCACCACCACTACCACCTTGAATTTCACAACCTGTAATAGTAGGTGATGCAGAATCCCCAATCCATATACCATAGCAGTAACTTCCACCACTACCACCTTGAATTTCACAACCTGTAATAGTAGGTGATGCAGAATCCCCAATCCATATACCATGGCAGGAATCACCACCACTACCACCTTGAATTTCACAACCTGTAATAGTAGGTGATGCAGAATCCCCAATCCATATACCATAGCAGGAATTTACTGCCGCTGAAATTTCATTTATAAATTTGCAATTAACAAGTCTGCATGTTTTATCGGTAGTTCCTTTAATATAACAAGCATGAACACCAGAAGTAACATCTCCTTTTCTTCTAATAGTTATATCTCTCCATTCAGTTTCAATAATGGAATCAAAAACAACACCATGAACATTAGAATCTATTTGAACCGTAACATCAGCAGAAAACCCAATAATGTCAACATAAGATTTGGCATTTATTTGAGCATCATCAACTATTTTACCTATTACAACTATACAATATCTATTAGTTTCTGAAGCATCTGTAATTGAATTTAATGCATCGCTTAATTTTGTATAGTCTCCTCCTTCACCAACAGTAAGAAGTTTACTATATTTACTTAAATTTAAATAATGCCAAACTCCATTAGCATAAATATAAAGTCTCTTTCCTGGAGTTTTAGCATTTGTATTTCTTACTACTCTTATATCAAAATCTGTCTCAGCTGGTAAAGTAGGAGAATAATTAGCAAATTCTTCACCATAATCAGACTCATCATATCCTATTAGTCCAGATAAAATAAGATTAGGTTCTTTTTCTCTTGCATTTTGTGCATAAGCTGTTGGTCTCATACTACACCTCCTTTTCTATTAAAATTTTAATAAAGGGGAAGCATCGCCTCCCCTACTTATTTTTAGCTTAAGTCTTTAATAATAGCATTTGCCTTTTCAGCTCTTGCCTCGAGAGTAAGCTCACCAATGATCGCCTTGGCCACATAATCTCCAGTGGGAGGTATGTCTTTTACCTTGAATGGTCTTAGATAAGCAGTTTTCCAATAGTTTGTATCAAGAATAAAAAGAGTATCAGTAAGCATATAACGATGAGGAATAATTCTCACTATTCCAAAATCAGATTCATAAACATCAACAGCAGCTACCAATCTTTTATCTTCAGCTTCAAGATACTTGGTAGCACCAGCAGTAAATCCACTTATTACTCTTTTGTGCTTACCACATACAACTACAACATTAGGATCACCGCCAGCTTGCCATGCACTCTGAATTCCATCATTAAGAAGATCTTCAGTAAGATCTCTTGGAGTTCCACCATTATCACTAACATTTGTAGTAACAAATGCTTGAATTCCACCCATCTGTCTTGCAGTAGAAGCATCTCCAGCAACCGCAGAAGCATTATTAATAATTGCATACTCAACATCTTTAGCTATTTCTTTCATTCTATTTGCTATCTGATAAGCAAGCTCAGATTTAATACCATACTTAGCTACAACTTCTTGAGTTGCAGTTACTTTAGCAGTTTTTGCAAAAATCTGAGTATAATTTCCTTTTCTTGTTCTTGTAGTAGAAGAATCAGTTGGATAATCAGCACCTTCAACTTGAGCATTGCTACCAGGAGCATTTAATTCATCTTCTAACCACTCATGATAAGTAGATTTAGCTTTGGTTTTTCCAAACATGCTATAAAGCGGAGTTTCTGTAGGAGTAATATTGGTTATTATATCGCTAACATCCTCTCTATTTCCTACTGCTGAATATGTAGTTACTGCCATAACTTACACCTCCTTTTTAAATTTTTTAAACTATTCCAAGCTTAATTAGAGCTTCTGCTCTCTCCTCAGGACTCATTCTTGCAAAATCCTGAGGAGAAATTTGAGGAGGAGTTTCTACCTCCCCTTTACCAGCCCCCTCAACCTTTGGTGGTTTGGGAGCTTCTTGCTTAGCCTGAGGCTTTTCAGCAGCCTCAGAATTTTGCAATTCTTTACCTAACTTCTCTTTATAAAACTCTTTTCTCATTCTCTCCCAGAACGGAAGAAAAGTCTCTAAATCATCATTCTGAATAGCAGCAATGATTTTTTTATACTCCCTGGCAGGAAGATCGTCTAATTTTTGCCTAATATACTCATTAATCTGGTCAAAATAAGGTTCTTGAGCTTTAAGCTCATTTATTTTCTGCTGAACTATCCTCTTTCTTTCAACCTCTTGAGTAATTTTAGCAGCCTCAATAGCAAGAGCTGTAAGATGTTTGGGATTAAGTTCGTCAAATTTCTCTCCTAACTTCAGCTCTACCCTTTTTCGAGCTTCTTCCTGAATAGCATCATAAAGCTGTTTCTCATCAAAAACCTGAAGTTGTTCCTGCTGCTGTAATTTTAATTCTTCCTGTTTTCTTTGAGCTTCAGCTCTAAGGATGGCTTCATAATAAGGTCTTAAATCAGGTGGAACACGGGAAGGATCAATCTGGCTAAACTCTAAACGAGCAAGCTCCTCAGGTGTATAATACTGAACCTCTTCTCGAGGCTCTGCTTTGGATTCTTCAGTTTTTTCCTCTGTCTCAGGCTTTTCTGCAGAAGCTGTTTCTTCTTCACCAGCAGGTTCTTCTAAGCCCCAGTCATCCAAATTAATCTGTAAATTACCTTCTTCATCTAAAAAGAATTCTGGTTCCTCTTGCGGGGCTTCCTGCTGTTCACCAGCTTCCGCAATAGCCTGCTTTTTTACCTCCTCTTCTTGAGGAGCTTCACCAGCAGGCTGCTCTTTTAGTTCTTCTGCCATTTTTTATCCCTCCTCTTTTATTTTTTCCAGTTCTTCGACTTCTTTACTAAAGAATATAACATTTTTTGCTTCATTTTCAAGCATTTTCTCGACTTCCTGCAGAACTTCCAATTTTGCTTTTAAATATAACCACTCATCAGGATTCTTCTTCTGCTGCCACTCCAGGAATATTAGCTTTTTTTCTTCTTCCAGATACTCCTGAAACGCTTTCAGTAAGTCTTTGGCTTTCAAGGAGCGGAAGTATTTCTTCAATGCCTGCTCCCGTAGCTTCTCTATTTCCTGTAGCTGCATTTAAACCTCCCTGCAATAATTTTTGCTGCATTTTTTCTGGATCTGTCAAAAACTCATCCACATTTTTAAATCCTAAGGCTTCTATAAACTTCTTTGCAATATTATAAATGTTTTTAGGAGTAACAATTCCAACTTGAGCAAGCTGCGGATAAATCTGCATTATCATTTGTAAATTTTGCAATTGCTGCTCCTTTACTCCTACACCCATTCCTGCGCTCACTTCCAGGTCAAATTCGCCTCTTATATCCTCTGGTGAAATTTGCAATCTTTCATTTGTAAGCCTAATAACTATATCTTGCGTAATAAACCGCTGATTTAGCTCAATCAAAAACCTAAAGAATTCTTTTATGCCTGTCTCAGCAAAAATCCTTGCAATAAGTTCTAACCTCTGCTGAGCAGCTGCCATGATAAGCCTTACACCCGTGGCAGTCTTATTAAGAGACCTCGCATCAAGTCCTTGGTTATAGCGGGTTATTCCAGTTCTATTTTCTTTCAATCCCTCAATGTATTCAAGAAAATCATAAGTCCAAGAAGCCAAAGGCTGAATAGGAAGCGGTCTTATAGCTCCTAATTGCCTTACCCTTATAAACTCTTTATCTAAAACAAGATCTTGTAAGTTAACAGCAGTTTCTAATACTTCAAGCTTTGGATCATTGTTAAGAGCAATGTTTACTAAAATCTGCCTGATTAATGCGGTTTTGATTGCTTGAATGTCAGCTAAAATGTCAGAAAAGCTTTTACCCCATATCTCATAAGGTTCAAGAATTGGAGCTAATACAAAAAAAGGTGGTCTGCCATAAAGATTTTCTTCAACTCTTAAAATCGTATCATTAACAACAGTTACAATAACAGGCTCAAGCAGGCCATCATCATTTATATCATACTTGGTATAGCATTCATAAAGCTTAAAAATCTTTCTTGCTTCGTCTACTTGCGGAGGAGTAAATTGGCTTTGATTTGGTCTAAGAGCAAAATTAAGCTCATCCCAGTTTACATTTTCTTGTTCTTGTCCTTTTCTAATTGCTTCCTCTACCGCATCTTCATCATAAATTCCTTCTTGAGCTCTTTTTCTTAAATAATCAGCTGTAACTAACTTTCTGTGAGCAACAAATGTAGCATCTTTTATGTTTGAAGCGTCAGGATGGTAAATAAATTCATTCGGAGGAATATTTGTAAAAACAGGCTGGTTCTTTTTAATTTTTTTTAGCTTATAAGTTACAACAGCATAAACATTATTTTCGGTTGGTTCTACTTTAACAACTTCTATATTTTCTGCCTGCTTCATTGCTTCAGCTTCCTCTATTGAAAAAAGCCCTTTCATTTGAAAATCTTCTGTCTCTCTTTCCCACCAACATTTAATAACGCCTAATCCACTCACAAGAGCATCTTTAAACCAGCGATAAAAAATCATAAAACCAGGATTCTGAACTTGTATTTGAAAATTGATAAGTTCTTGCATTAACTCTGCTTTTCTTTCATCTTCAGCTTGCCTGCCTTTAATAGTAACAACATCCTCTCCACCAAAGAAAATTCTCATAAGGCTTGGTAAAGCCCATTCGATTACATCAGCAACATCGGTAGAAACAACGGTGGATCTTTTACCTAATTTGGGAAACTTCTGTGCATAATAATCTGGATCTGCATTATAAATTTGATAACGCTCAACAAGCTTGGGTTTTATATAAGATTCAAAATAGCCCTCAGCAGACTCGATATCAATCCTGATTTTTTCTAAAAGCTCTCTTTCTTCCAATTTCATTTTTAGCTCCTTTTATTTGATTTTTAAAATAAATGCTTAAGAAGCAAAGCAATTGTAGTTCCAACCAGGCTTCCAACTGTAGCGAAAATACCCATTAACCAAGCTAACCTTGTCTCAAGCTTTAAAAATTTATCGTCCATTTTCTTCCTCCACTCCTCCAGATTTTCTAATCTTATGTCAAAGGAATTTAGCTTTTCTCTACATGTAACAAAATTACAACATGTTTCTTGCCTAAATGCTTCAAGCATATCCTTTACCTTTCTGCCGTATTCGCAACCAACATGATTTAAATTTGCACCATCAGCCATCTTGCCTCCTTTAAAAGGCAGTTACAGATGGTATTTCTACATCTTCGGCTCTATAAAACACTGGTGGAGTGGCAATTTGCTCCATATAAGCCAAAGCATCGATAAGATCATCATGCTTACCTCTCGGAAACATAAGAAGTTCACTCTCAAGCTCTGTAAGAAAAGCTGCATTAACAGGAAACCAAATTGTCCCTGCTTTGAATCTTGGTTGCAAAGCTTGTATTCTTAATTCTTTGGCTTTCTGGGCTTTTAAAGGAACAACTTCAAAAAACTGATTTCTTTTAACCATTTCTTTTTCTAAGAAGTGAGCTAAAGCCTGCTGATAAGCAACCTTTTCAATACCAACCTTGAGAGGCTGATATTTGACCACAGTTCTAAAAATAGCTTCAATTGTTTCTGAAGGATCATAACGCCCATAGTCAATGTCAAGAATGAACCAATGATTTTGAGGGCTCACTGCAACTGTGACAATGGCTGTATAATCTGCTGTGTAAGCTTCGCTTATAGCTAAATCAACCGTGGTAAAAACCGAATAATTGTTCTCGCGCCACTTTAAATCCTTTGGATTGTAATATTTAAAATATTCACGCTTAAAAACTTGGGTCTCAGGTGCTATAGGCTGATTCATATATTCTGCATACCAAAGATGAAGCAAACCTTGTTTGCGATATTCTTCCTTTTTAGCCTGAATTGCTTCTAAAGAATATTTTTCAGGCCAGGTTGGGTTATCATTTTCATCTAAAACGCCATACCTTAACGCAACAAATCCCTCAGGTGGCTCATTAAGCAAATTATTTAAAAGACTATCTTCATGCAAAATGGTCCCGATAATAAAAAATCTTCCCATTAGGCTTAAAGGAAGAACATCAGCAAAAAACCATTCTTTCAGCTTCTGCCTCTGCTTTTCTGAAGAAATTTCTTCAAGCTTTTCTATATCGTCAAGAATAACTATATCAGGTCTTTTTTCTTGATAACGCAAACCTCTCAGATTTTGCCCTGCTCCAAAAACTTTAATTAGATGCAGCTCATTTGTTAACTTATCTCGATACTCTAAAACATCAACTTTGTCCGTAATCACTTCAGCAATTTGAGCAAGTAAAGGATGGCTTTGAATTTCTGCTCTTAAAGTTCTAAACTGTTCTTCTGCTCTGTCTTTAGAAGCAGCTATATAAACTAAAAAACGATATTTTCCTGTCAAAATGTTCCAAGCAGGGAAAAATAGCCAAGCATAGGTTGATTTAGCAAATTCACGAGGCAAAGCAATAATAATATTTTTGTCTGTCTCGGTTAAAAGCTCAGCAAGATGATAATGAATTCTACTCGGTGGCAAGCTGCAATAACGAGGGAAGATTAACTTCATAAGATCAACTAAAGACTTTTTAGCTTTCATCTTTGTTATCTTTTTCTTCTTTTTCTTCCTCTTCGCCCAAAAGCGCCTTTCTTATTTCGCACAACAAAGGTTTAACGCTGATATCATAACTGCTTTCAAACTTCTCAGGCAATAAACGACTTAACGCAACCTCGCAAGATTTTACTGCGAGCTCTAAAAGGAATCTTTTTCCCAGTTTGCTTTCTGAAATGTCTTTAATCCAGTTTTCTTTCTCGGCAAGATCAAAAATTTCCGCAATTGCTTTTTGCTTCTTTCCATAAAGAATAGCTTCTCGCTTCTTTATTTCTTCTAAAACCGCATCAAGAAGTTCTTTTTCGTCAATCTTTGCTTTTTCTCTCATTACTTTTAAATATAGACCAAAATTCGCAAATTACAAGCCTTTTCATTTCCTTTTAAATTTTTCAAAAAATTCTCAAATTTTTAAAATTTTTCTTCCTCTTTCCCCTCAGAATTCTTCTAACCAGAATTTATCACTATTTTTCAGATAAAATAAAACTTGACAAAAATAAAATTTTGTTTATATTTTGTTTATAGAAAATAAAAAAACTAAAAAGGAGGTTGAGCCATGGAATTAAAAGAATTAGAAAAAACCATTTTAAAAGAACTTAACTCAAATTTAAAAAAATTTGCGACTTTAGATGATGCTATCATTGAAACAATAGAAAATCTTAGTGAAGATTATTATTTTCTTGATCATTATACTTCATGGCCAGATGGTCGTGGAGGAGATATTCTTTCTGCTCATTTTAAAATTGATAATAAATATTATTGTTGCATGTTTTATGATAAAAACTTAATAAACTTAAAAGAAATCACAAAAGAAATTTATGAAAAAGATAATCCTTTTAATTAAAAATAAAAATAGGAGGTGGGTTATGTGGGAAATTTTAAGGCAAAACTACATTATTTTAAAAGCAAAAAAGTTTAAAAAATTCAATGAGAACTATAAAGAATTTTTGTCTATTTTTTTCAAAATCGAAAAACATGAAATCTTCGATCACCTTCTCATCCTCAAAAAAAGAGAAAAATATCTTGGAATTCAAAAATAATAAAAAGGAGGAGGAAGGCATGGCTTATCCAAGATTAAATCAAAGAGTTAAAGCTATAATTACATGGGGAAGGTCTAAACTAAATGGTATGCATATCGGGAAAATAATTTCTAAACCTTTCAGAGCAAGGAGTGGTGCAGTTCTTGCTTATATGGATTGCGAGGTTTGTGGAAAGAAACATTGCATCCCTTGGACAAGCGATACAAGAATTATTCGCTTTGAGGCTTTGGAGGATTGATTATCCTCATTTTGCTATTTCTTTCTTCCATATAGGCAGCACGAAGCTTTGCTTTCCTCCAAGCCTCTATATCAGCAACATGAATTACAGGGCGGCGAAATTTTTCGCTTGTCTCTAAAAAAAATATAGGTATGCCCCAGTTTCTCCAATTTCTTACTAAAGTGTTTTCAGGAATTCCTAAGTACCGTGATATATCTCTCCAACCTACTATAAACCCGCTTCCTTTTAATTTTTCCGTAATTTTAGGATAGCTCATTTTTAATTAAACACCTCCTCATATATTCTGCTATTAAAAGTGCGTCCGATTTTCCATCACATTTTCCAATCTCACTTGCAAGATAAGGAAACAAGGCTTTAGCTCTTTCCAAAGATAATTGCTTTATCTCTTTTCTTGTTTTCTTTTTATGGCTTCCTAACATTTCTTTTTGCCATTTTTTAGGATGTATTTCTTCATAAGATATTCTTAAAGCTTTTAAAATTCCTAAAATCATTCCATACTGAACTCCCAATCTAAATGTAGAAACAACTCCTTGTTTAGGAAAAGGCTGCTGTTTTTCTACCCCTACCACAATTGTATCCTCTTTCTTTTTTTTCTCAAATAAAGCAATCAATTCTGTAAAATCCTCAAACATTTTATAAACTTCTGCTTGAAGTGTCTTAATATCTATAAATGCTATTCCGCCCTTTTTTCCTATATCTATCCCTGCTATTATCATTTTTCCTTTATTGAATACAAACGAATAAGCATTTTTGCTCTTGCATTTGCTTCTAATTCATCAACTTCTATATAATGTTTCCTTTCTCTTCTTTTCCAAAAATCAGTATAACACTCCCACCAATTCTCTTCTTTTAAAGAAGCAGCAAATTTAGGCAAATGCTCTCCCAATTCTCTTACAGTAGGAGCTTTGATTCTCTCTAAGTTGTTTATTTTTAAATCATGCTCTATATCTTCATTTGTCATTTTCTCAAAAAATGAAAGAAAAACTTTTCCTTGCCTATCAATAGTCCAATAGTAACCCCCTCCACTTTGAGGATATCCTAAATCCTTTAACTTTTTGCAAAGCTCTAAAGAAGGAACCTCTTTTTTAAAATCAAACATTGCCTATCTCTCCTTAATCCTATAATAACAAATCAAAATAACAATCGTTCCTACTAAAATAAAACATTCCAAAGCACAAAAAATGTTTCCATAAATTTTTTCAAACCCTATCCTAAACCCAATTAGAACAAAAACTATAAGACAAAAGGTTGCATTAAGCCAAACAGCCCCCTGGTAAATTAAACTAATATCCTTTGCTGTCTTTCTTTTTATAAGAAGCCTTATCTGAGCAATTGCAAAACTTCCTGTAATTATCGATAAAACAAGTATCAAACTTTGCAAGTAAGGTAATGCTTCCATTTTACCTCCTTATATCATCTTTTTTTATACTTATTTTCAAAATTATTATTTGTTTTTCTTTTCCAAAGATTTTGCAATCTTTTCTAAAGTTTTTTTAATATTTTTAGCACAGCTATAACAAAAATCTAATCTTACAATATTTGTATTCATTTCTACTCCATCCCAAAATCTATCTGTTTCTAAACACAAATGATATATCTCACTTTTTTCTTCTAATATTTTCCCACATCCATCACATTTAATCACTTCTATTTTAGACATATTAACCTCCTTTTATTCAAACTGATTTTATTATGTCTTTGAATTCTTTTCTTCATATAATATCTCAATAAGCATTATCATTGCCTTTAAAACTTTTTCGCAAAAAGTTTTCTTCTTTATCGCTTCATGCCAAGAACTCAAAATAGTATCCCATGCTTTCTGCGGATCTTTTTCTTTCAACTCTTTTTTCAACTTTTCAAGTTCTTTTAATACCTTGCACTCTTTCATTTTATTGAACTGCTGCATTACTGCTTAAAGTTTCTATTAAAAAATCTACATCTTCTCTTAACAAAAGAACCTGAACATAACCATTCGATATCCAACAATCTGTCTGATCATACTTTCCCCAGTTTTCCTTTGCTGCTTTTAATTGCTGCACAAAATACTCTTTTTCTGCTTCATTCATCAAATAAATCGTCACTCTTCCTAATCCATAAGTAAGAGCATAACTTTCACCTTGAATTTCTTTTCTAATTTTCCATCTATCATTCTCTCCTATTAGTATACTTTGTACCATTTTCTTACCCCCTATTCTATTTTTCTATTTTATTTTGTTTCTCATATAACAAAAGCACTGCTTTTAAAAGATACCGCATAATCCTTTCCAAACTGCGTAGTGTTAAAAAATATAAATATCCATGCTTTGTATATTTATCCGTAAAGTAATAATCATACATAAAAGCCATCTCATTCATTACTTCTTCTAATTCTTCTTTCTTTTTATCCTCCATCTTCATACCTCCTGCATTTTTATTTTTTCTTTTAATGCTTGCCACTGCGGGCAAAAATCAGCTACTTCGCAAAAATAAAGACAACCAATTGGAATAATTTCTTTTACTATTTCTTTCTTTACTTTTTTAGCATATTCCTCAGCTTTCTTTTCATCTGAAAATCTTTTATTCCCCACTACATAATTTACTCTTAACATCATATCTTCCTCGCTACAAATAAATTGCTCTTCATGCAATTTTAATCTTTGTATAATAAATTCTTCTACTTTGCTATCTTCCCAAATAGGATACTCCACTATCACTAAAGGTGAAGGAAGCTTGCTTCTTAATGGTGAGAAGTCTCTTAACAGGAATACATTCTTGATTGCTTTAACTTTAATTCCTTCCTTTTTCTCAAGCATATATCTATAAATTTGCAATTGCTTTTCATATTTATCAAACTTTTCATGTGTTATTACAAATTCAGAAGTCACTTTATAGTCATAAATTATCTCATCCTCAAACAAATCAAATTCTCCTACTATTTTCCAATTACCTATTTCAAGTTCCATTTGCTTTTTCTCCTTTAAATGCAATAATCTTTTTGCTTGTAATAAAAGCATTCTTTCATCATTAAGCATCTCAGCCTTTTTCATTTCTTCTAAAATCTCTTGAAACTCTTTTAGCTCAAGCAATGAGTGAATCATTATTCCCATTATTTGATAATGAAAGTTAGTTGTTCTTCTACTTATATTTTCATAATTCTCTCTTAGAAGTTTCCTTTTAAGAGGAGAACCTATTAGCTCTGTCACCCTGATT